CACTAGGTACATTGGAAACTTTCTCCTCAGTAAAGCCATAATCATAGTTAGATGACTTTCCATCAGATTCAGTGTTAGGTTTTTCAGAAACAACTTCAATTAATTGGACTGCTTTCATTCGTAAAGTCACTCCAACTCCTTGTAAGTTATTTGCCCAAGAAACCATTTGAAAGGCGATCTTCATTTTACTTCCATTATAAACAAGTTGTTGTTCTGCAACTGTTTTATCTGAATTTAAAATCTTTGGTCTTTGTTCAAAGTCAGTTCCGTCTTTCTTTTTTACTTTATTGATAAGTTTAAATTTAAACTCAACACCACCCTCTTTCAGTGCTTTGTACTGATTGTGTGGTGCACGCTTATCGCTGTTTTCCTTTTCTTGACGAGCTTTTAAAGTCTCCTCATATATCTTAATAAAAGGTGCAGCGTCTTTATCTGATAAAGTAAGGTTTACCGAAAACTTACCTCGCTTTTCAAACTGTGTGTCAGGAGTAAATAAGTAATTATAATTACCCGTACCCACAGGTGTCGTATGTATCATTTTTTCATTTATCATTTGTGTTTTACCTCCAAGAGTGTCTCTAATGTTGTTCTCCTTTGTGAGAATATATCGTAAGCGAGACTATTTACTTACAAATACAGCCATATAAAATTCCTGTCCCATCATTCATTAAATAGGCATTAAAAGGTGGTTCGTAATAAGTTGATAAATGCAATCTCAATATATCACAAAGATTAAAACAATCTACTTCACTTAATAGTTCTATACCCTTTGTCATTTCTTTTGTTACTTTAACAAGCTGATACAAACCATCATTTAATAAAATTAAATCCATAGTTTACAGGTCTTTCATATCTTTAGTATGTCGCCACTCATAATATTTTTCTTTTCTATTAGTAATTACGTTTAAAGATTTAATGTCTTTCTTTTTAGGATAGATATAACCAAATACACCTTTATCAATTTCTTCAAATTTATAACCTGCACCAAGTTCTATTCTGTTTGCAGTTCTTAAATCTTCTTTATTAACTTCATAAAGTTCCCCTTTAATTTTATATTCAGAGTTTTCTTTTCTTGTCACATAAGGAAACCAAAAACCTGTCATCATAAAACCTTTTGCTTCTGTAATATAATTACCAATTTTTTTACTTCTCTTTAAAACATAATCTAGTGCGTAGCCCTCTTTTAAACTTCCATATACAAATAATTTCATTGTCTTTTCTTCTTTCTTTTTATTAAGTTTGTTAATTAACTTATGGTATTCGGCAATGTCCTTGTCGTTCATCATAGTATATAATCATTAGTCTCGCTTTCGCAACTATTTAACTAAAAAAATAGCTACTGTTTGCTATTTCATTAATGTCTAAATTTCCACGAGCAGGTGGAGGTGTTAAGCGAGATTTATATTTTTCGGGCAGCTGGGCTTCCCAACTTCTGTATAAAACATCAAGGTAATCATCTTTAAATAAATCAATCGCAGCTTTACGAATTATTTTATTTAGTTGATCTATTCTGTTTGGTGTAGTTCCAAAACTATCGTGTACCATCAATAAGTTTTCAATAGGAAACTCATCGTTCTTACAATACAAAGCAACAGCTTGGTTCAAAGCACCGTCTAAACTGTGAACAATATTAGGAGACACTGATGAAGAATAACGTCTAGAATCTTTACGATTTATTTCTCGTCTATAAGTAGTGTAAACTAACGATCCTGCAATCGCAGTTTTAACTCTAAAAGGTACATCATACCTGTAATCCATTTCCACAGGAAAGCCCATAGGAGTTTTCCATTTCATTTTTAAGTTTGCCTGAGCAAATAGTTTTGCACAATCTTGAAACCACTTCATTAGTTGAGCTTCTAAATCTATTTCTTCTTCCATTTTTTCCCATACAATCTTAGCTAACCAACGACAATCACTAAACCCGTCATCTGCTAAAACTTTTTTATCGGGATCAAACTCTATAATTTTTTTATATTCATCAAAGATTTGTTGTCTAGCACCATAGGGCTTAAGCGAGTAAACATAAGTCATTACATTACGCTTTACAATTTTTCTTGTAATACCAAATTGCAACCAACGATTTGCTTCGGCACTTCCCTGTCCAGCAAGAATCTCAGCTTTTGCTTTTACTCGTTCTGCAACTGCACGGTATATGTCTTGTGGCACTTCACTAGGAAGTACATTTACTTTTCTAGCTGTTTGTTCATCTCTCATTAATATTGAAAGCACTTGTAATCCTGAACAAGTAGCGTCCATAGACACAGGTAAATTACATTCGTAATCTAAACCCTGAAGTTTAGCTTGTTTTAAATGGTAGCAAGTTTTAAGAAACTCCATAGGTTTATCTGCATAGTTCCAACCTTTGTTATCCAGAGGTGCATCAGCGTAGCTAATAAACTCGTCTAACTTCTCATCGGTAAATTTATATCGGTCATCAAAGGAAATCTTATCATTACCCCAAGTATTAGAAGCGTGAACCCAGAGCCAATACTTACCTTTCTCGCCTAACCTTTCACTATTTGCAAAGCTAATTAACGACTTAATCTTTTGATCAGTCTGGTAGGTCACGGTAGTTCCCATACAATACAATCTTCCTCGCTTATCAGCAAAAATTGCAAAGTATATTCTTTCAAACTCTAAGTATTCTAAAGCAAGTTCCATTGCCACTAGCGTGTTTAATACTTTAGACTTTCTCGCTATCTCATCATTATAAACTCTATTTAAATCACGCTTATATTTTATACGAAGCTCTAGTATTTCATCAACTTTTGGGTCTCGGTAAATACCCTTAGGTTTTTTTCTTGCGTCTAATAAACTTTCTCTGTCAGGAAACTTACCTAACCTTAAGTTCTTATCCCATATATCTTTAAAAATATTAAACATATCTTTATCAATTTTAAATGCAACAGATTGCAAATGGTTTACACTATCGTAAAAATCTTTTAGTTCTTTGTTATCTAACAGGTGTAAGTATTCGTAATCGTGAGTTTTAATTAAAGGTTGTTTAGTTAAATACTCGTTTTGAAATCCACCATTAAATGCAGTAGTGTAGTTTTTAGGTGGTACTATCATCGCTTTGTAATATGGTGTAAGTACGCTACAGTTAAACGAGTTATCATCTATCTTTTTTTGCACTTCGTCTTTTAACACTAGGTAATTAACTGTTTTGTGCCTACTTTCTCTAACTGGTTTTAAACGACAAAGTCCTGTGTGTTTGATGGTAAGATCAACTAACTTTAGACCTACTAATGCTTGTTTTTTTATATCCCACTTATCAACTTCAACCTTGTACTTGTTTAACGTGTGAGCAAATACTCGCTTACGATGTTTGACATTGTTAGTTCTTTTAATTAAATCTCTTAAAACAACTGTGTGAAGGTGTGGTTCTTTCTCCTTAAAAATATTATTTTGTAGCTCTAGTTCAATCATACTTCCAATTTGTTGAGCTGTCTGAGCTAAAGTTTTTTTACTCGCTATACAATCTATTATTATCTTTAGTGTTATTAATGCTACCTTTTTTGAATCATCTAAATCTCTTAATGGTAGAGCTGCCGTGTGTCTTCGCCCAGCTGTAGATAATTCTCGCTTAACAAAGCTGTCAATCTTCTCTGCTAATGGTACTAATAATTGTTTCTGGACATAAATGAACGGAGGTGTAACTGAGTTTCTACCTTTTTTCTCGTTCTTCTGTATCTGTTGTTTATATCTATCAACTCCTTTTTTGATCCAAGTTCCCTGTCTTTCTAGTTCCCTGTTTTCTAATCTACTTGTAGTATTTTCTATATTAGTCGTCATAAGCTCCTCAGGTTGTTGAGGTATTTTAACGATAAAAGTATTTTAAGTCCTTTGTGTCTACCAATTTCACCACGAGGGCATTTTTATCGCTAAGTACCAAGTTAATTTAACTATTTGTGTATACTCCCTTAATTGCATCTTTAAGATCGTCCTTTGTTGGGTGGTTATATCTTTGGGTCATTCTTATATCTTTATGACCAACAATTTTTTGCACCACTTCTATTCCAATCTTCTTCTTCAATAGTCGAGTAATACAAGTATGCCTTAACGAGTGAATAACAAAATCTTTCTCGTGTTGCATACCTAGTTTTTTTCTTACCATTCCCCAAGCGTGTTCAACTGCGTGGATAGATAAGGGAAAAGGCTTTTCTAAACCCATTTTCTTTCTCTTTGAAAGTATTTTTTCTACTTCTTCAAAAATAGGAACAAATCTATCGTCCCCTGTTTTAGTATCAACTAAGTGCATAAATCCATCTTTGATTTTATCCCAAGTAAGATTTAAAAGTTCACTTACTCGGCAACCTGTTAATATTAAACACTCCCAAAGATCAGCCTCATCGTCTCTATAATTTGAACGAGCAGTTAAAAGTAATTTACTTTGTAGTTCTTTACTTACAACAAATTCTCGTTTGTTATTTTCTTTTTCATATTCAATAAGAGGTAATCCCCATTTGAATTGAAATCCTTTAACACCTCTTGCCCAAGTACAGAGCTTAGAAAGAGCTGCTAACTTACGATTTATCGTTCCGTTCTTATACAACAACTCACTTCTACAATGAGTTTTAAACTCCCTAACATTTTCAGTAGCAAGTTCATTTAATAGATTTTCAAAACCGTAGAAAGTAGCAAAGACCTCAGCATTTTTTATACTAAGTACTCCATTCTTTTGATTTATCCATTCCATATCACTGACCTTTGTAATAGCTTGTCGTATTGTTATCCTAGTGTTGAGCATAAGTTTCTCCTTTTATTTTTCTTACCCCAACAACCTGAGAATATTATCTTTAACAGTTTTTCCTTTACTTGTTAAGACTAAAGTTCTCTGTCGGTAATCTTCAGGGTTTATTTCTTGCTTTAGTATATTTAGTCCTTTTCTATCTTTTCTTGTTTTAGCTACATCACAAAGGATATGCACAGACCTAGAAACTCTAGATTTAGACATATTTGGAAAGTAGCTTTTTATATTTTCATTATTAATGCCGTCTTGAAAGCATACTAATAAAAATATTGAGTAGCACGAAACATCAACTTTATCGTCAAGCGATTGAAACAACTTCATAAGTTCTAATCCTTTTGACAATCCCCCTAAGTGTAGTGTCTTGTTTGGCATAGTACCTACCTTACTGTTTTAATTTATAGTCAATAACCATTTACCTATAAAAAAATATGTTGTCTTTTTATTGTAATTAATAAATCCTGATTTTGGTATTATTACTTTTGTAGTAAATTTTTCCAAAGTCAAATTCCAAAACAAGAAATTAAAGTTATATGTTTTAAGAATATTTATAATCATAAGATTAACTCCTTGTATTTATTATTTTAGTTTGTAAAAAATTAATAAGTGGCATACCCAATATCTTAAATATCGTAACCAAATGAAATGTTTTTCCATTGTACCTTACCTACCTTTCAAATTTAATCCCTATATCAATACTAACCCAAAGTCAATACTAATCCTACTTTGCAATCGCACTCTTATAAAACCTAGTTTGCAATCGCAACTTATGATAGTGAATTTTTTTTTTCAATTTTTAGTTGAATTTAGAATAATTCTAAAGTAAATATTTAAAAATGACTTTTGAATTTAAACACCCAAACTATTATAAAAAATTATATTCAGGAAATAATAAAACAAATATTAAAAGTAAAAATAATAATTCAAATAATAGTAAAGCGAGTAATACAAAAACTAATACAACATCTAGTACAGCAAATAGAACAACAGCTCAAAATTTTAAGGGTTAAATTTCTCGCTTAACTAAGTTGAAATTTCTAGTTAATAAATCAAAATTTAATTTCAGGTAGCAGAAACTAACACAGCGTTTTTTTTTATAATTTGTATTACTTGTTTTATTTATTGGAGTATTTAAACGAGTTAATTTCTTAACGAGTAATACTTTGATTTTTGAGTTAGTCGTTTAATTAGATTATATTTTATAAATAGTATTAGATTTTTTAAAAGTTTACCCTGCGTGGTGTGGGAAATACAATTCTCGTTAAGCTGATTTACAGAGTAAGATTAAACCACCAATAATTGAAAACACAGAAACCAACAGCATCAAACCCATTTCATTAATAGATATAAACATAAAAATCATACCTAGAAAAAACATCATAAAGAATATGAATTGAATTAAATTTCTCATTGTAATTATTAGCCCTTTATTTTTTGGTGTTTACCTAAGAAAAAGAGGTCAATTTCAAAATCTTAGATAAACGACCATTTATTAAATTTGTTGTAAATATACCACATATTGTGTGATAAAAATGCAACAGTACCAATATAGGTATTATTCACAATAAAACAAGTTTTAATTTTGAGATAGTTGCGATTTAGAGATTATTTCTATATAAATATTACTTTAAACATTTAAAAAAAATAAAACAGAAAGAGGTCAATATGTGTTTAATAATTCAGGGTAAACCAAAACACTTTACCAAAGAAATAATAAGAAAAGCATTTAATCAAAATCCTCATGGATTTGGTTTAATGTATTTATGTAAAGATACGAATAGAGTTATTACTAAAAAATTCTTTACTAAAAAAATAAATAAAATTCAAAAAGTATGTAAAGAGCATTTTAAAAAAGCAGATGAGATTGCCCTGCATTTTAGAATTACTACTCAGGGAAATACTAACAATAAAAATTGCCACCCTTTTCAAGTTCTCAATCAGGATAATGATAGTTGCGATTTGTTTTTAATGCACAATAGCCCTAGATTACCTGCCCCCCTTTTAAATAAGGATATGTCAGATAGTTATTTTTTTTCAAAAACTATTTTAAGACCAATAGTTAAAAGAGATTACAAACTTTTAAAAAATGAAAAGTTTATAGATTGTATTGAAAAAATTACTCAGGCAGAAATGTCAAGCCGAGTTTTATTATTAGATAATTATACTAACTCTTTTCAATTTTTGGGCAGTTGGTCAGAACATAAAAATCTAAAATATTCTAATGATAATATAATTCCAAATACTAATTATTGGAATAAAGGTTATTCAGATAATGTTTATTATGATCGTTCTTATAAAAGCAATTATTCAGCAAAGAAATTTCCAAAAATAAAAGTTCAAGAAAAAGAAATAATTCCTGATGTTGTTGATAGTAAAGAATTATCAGATTTCGTTGATTTGATTGCAGGATATTCAGAAGACGAAATTAAAAAATTAGTTGATGATAATTCCGAAACTGTTGCGAGATTATTATTCGCAAATTCTAATGGCTACGATATTCAAGATAGTTCAGATTTAAAAGTATTCGTAAACGAGAATTATAATTCAAGTTTTTATGATGATCTTAAACCTTATGGGAGCAATTAATTATGAAAAAATTAACTAGAAAAAAATACCCATTTAAACAATTTAAAAACTTTCATTTAGGTAGTTCTCAATTTGATACTTTAAAAGTTTTTAGATCAAAAAAACAATTCACTAGAGATTTTAAAATTAATTCAATGGACTTAGTATCTAATGGAGTAATTGAAGATCATATTTTAAATAGTGTCAGTAGTTATAGAAAACATTTAAAAAATTATACTTTAGACCATGAAAAAAACTTTTGTTCTATTGATGATAATACAACGATCTTTTTACAATTAGATCGTTATATAAATTCTATAATTATTTATAATTTTATTATTAATATTTATAATGAATTAAAAAAAGATAAAATATTAAAACCTGAGGTCAGAAAAAATCTTTGGAGTTATGTTAAGCAACATACAAATATTTATTGTCCGAGTTTGCAACATAGATTGGATAAAGATTTTTTTAAACTTTATCATTTTTTAAATTATAATCAGATAAATTCGTTTACTCAGTTTATTATTGAACGATCTAGAAAAAACTCAGTTCTATTCAGAGTATATTCAGAAACTTTAAAATCATTTAAAGATGTATTGAATTATTTAGATTGGAATTTAGATCAAACTACAAAAATAAACCAATGCACAATATCAGGTTTATATTTTAGAAATGCACAATTAACGAGTTTTTATCGTGGTATTAGTTCCGAGTGCTTGTTGCAGGTCAGTACAAAGTTCAGAATTTCATTATTTAATAGTGAATTTCTAACTGATGATAGCGAGTTATTTATTAAGAATAATTTTTGTCGCTTAGCTACCAATGGAACGCAGGACTTTTCTTATAACTCAATTTGTAGAAATTTAGTTGATCGTGAAAGTTCAGATATATTCGGACTTTATTTATCATCTAAAAAGACAATCATTTTAAGTTGTGATGATAAAACTTTAAAAGATTATCCGAGTGTAAATCTACAAAGTAATAATAATAAACTTAGAGAATATAGTTTTAGAGTTCATCATAATTTGCCATTTGCAGAAATGGAATATGAAAAAAATAAAACTGATAATCTTTATTTGGGTTTAGAAATTGAGTGCAATAAAACGAGTAGATGTCCGAGTAAAATTCATCAATTATTAGAGGAGGATATTTTATCAGGTCGTGGAGTTGTAAAATCTGATGGCAGTTTAGGTAGTCGTGGAATTGAGATTAATTTAGTTCCTATGACTTTAGACTTTGTAAAATATACTGATTTCTTTTTTAATTTTGAGAATAGAACAAAGGAATATTTATCTAGTTATAATGATATTAAAACAGGAATTCATATTCATATCCCAAAAAAACTATTCACAAAATTTCAAATATCTCTTTTATTACAGTTCATTAATAAGCGAGGAAATTATGATTATATTTGTAAAGTTGGAGGTCGTGATTTAAACAATTCCGACAATAGTTATGCGAGGACTAGACCGAGTATTAATTATTTTAAAGGTCGTTCAACAGATAGATATTCAGCTTTAAATAATTGTAATTCTGAAACTTTAGAATTTAGATTGTTTAAAGGTAATTTAAGTTCTAAAACAATTTATAGATATGTTGAGTTTGTTCATAGCTTAGCGACTTTTGTTTTATCTAGAGAAATTAAACCTGATACGAATTATAAAGATTTCGTAAAATGGTTATTTGAGAATAAAGCAAATTATCCAATTCTATATAAATTTACGATTGATTTTATAAAGCCCTTATCTTTTGGAAACTTTGCAATAACAAAAAAAGTTAAAAGAGAAGAAACTAGCTTTAAAAAGATTGAGAGTTTTCAAGTTAGGTACAATAAAAGATATAGAGATATAAAGTTTAATGTACCTGAGTTGAAATTAGCAACACCTTTAAGACTTAGAAAAATCAGAGCAGTTCGGTCAGGTGTTGTTGATAGTGAAAACAACCAATAAAACAATAGGAGGTAAAAATGGTTGAAAATGTAGAAAAGGTAAAAACTGAGGAAAAAACAAAATCAGATAAGCCCTCAGGTCAACAGAGATTGCGATTAGAGGGTAAGTCTAGCCCTAAGGTCGTGATAAAAAAATGGTCAATTACTTATTTTGAAAAGTCTAGACCATTAAAGAAAAAGAAAAAAGAAACTCAGGAACAGATGTCGTTTCCATTTCCTGAATTAAATCAAGATGTAAATTATCCAATAGAAAAAGATAATTTAAAAGATGTTAATAGTTCACCACCATCTCAGGAATAGTTCCTGAGTTTTAAACCTCAGGTAATTGTCCAAACTTTACCTGAGGTTTAAGCGAGTAAATACTTTTTTGCTGGTCGTAAAGTTCTCAGTTTTAAATTACTCGCTTAGATATATCCTCAGGATTAGTTTAATCTCAGAAAAAAAAACAGATACGCCCTGCCACTTAAAGAAACCACCAAAAAATAAAACCCTATACCCTGATTAATAATATAAAGGACTGTATATCCTTTGTTGCAGTTGTGGTCGTTGCTCAGTTTTTCAATCTTAGTTTATTTAATACACGCAGAGGTTGTAAGGGGGTTTTTTGACAGTTAATGCAACCAAGATACCCTTTCAAATTTTTACGACAAAACAAAAGCTGTTGCATAAATACAACTATATGAAGTAAACGAGAAACTTCTGTCGCTTAACCCTAAGGCTATTCCTTACTTATTCGTTGATTCCTGAATATATGTGTCGGTAGTCTCGATTGCAACACTATATGTAGTCTCCAACGGGTATACCTTATGTATTCTCTAATAGTATATACTAATACTAATACTTATAGATATACTTATATAAGTATACTATAGGAGTTTTAACAAAGTAGTATTATCAGCCCTATTGTCTTTCCTTATATCCATGTGTCTTTTCTTTGACCATGTCCTAGAGTACCCTCTATGAACGACTCTAGGTCTTTCTTCAAGAGTTCTTCCCTATGGGAGTTTATTTGATTATCTGAATCTACTGCCATCTGTTCAACCCAATAGGCTACTGCAATAGACAATACATCTAAGCGGTCATCATTTCTTAGTGAACCTCTATCTTTAGTTATTCTAGTCATTTGGTAGAACAACTGATAATTAGGGTCTTTAGTATCAAAGTCCTCTCTAATCATTTGAGGAGACACTATTAACCTATGTTGGTTCATCACAGGTTCTAAGGTATCTATGATCCTTAGTTCCTTTTGTTTGGTGTGATTAACTTCATCAATAGTACAAGGATAATACCTTTGGACTACTGGTTTTAATAACTGTGTGAACATACCGTCCCCAAAGTTACTCTCAACGATAATCATATTAACTTTGGCATCACGAGCCATTGTTGCAATCTTAGTTAGATTGCTTTCTGTGTACCCACCACTTAACCCCGTGCAACTCTGCACGTATAGATTACCACCTAGTTGTTTCACTATGGCTATCCCCAATTCATCTTGTCCTCGTCCAGCAGGATCAATCGCCATGACTGAACCTTTAAAATCACTGAAGTCTTCGGATTTAAACATCGGTTTGTAGTATTTGTCCCCAGTGAATCCTACGCTTGGTAAGTCCTCGCAAACATACTCAGGACTTCCTGCCCAAGCTACTTTTACTGGAGCTATGTCATTATTAATATCCATGACTATTAAATCACTTAATTTTAATGGGTATCTTTCTTTGTCGGATAAAGTTGTATCCAACATAAACTGTAGTGCAAATCCACTACGACCATAAGACGCTTCTCTTTCATTTAACTCATCTTGGTTAAATCTATCTGGGTCTATTGGTTCTAATTCTTTTAATTTTTGGTCTATAATAAATGGAGCTAGTTTACTTTCGTATCTAGTTAGCTTTATAGTCTCAGGCATACGAGCCGTCCATATTCTAGTTTCGTATCCTCTAGCTGGTAAATCATTATACACCGACATATCTGATTGTGGTGTACCTAAGAATATAATCTTTCCCTTAGGAGATAACACAGCTTCAAACTCTTTAACATTATCAGTTAGTTTGTCTCTCATACTTTGAGTTAAACTATTGTTTAAACTTTCACAGTCATCAGAAATTATAAAGTCAGCTCTACTTCCTGTTAGCTGCCCTGTGATACCAACAGATTTAACTGATGGAGAATGAGCTGCTTTAGCAGGAGCTACATCAAAGGATACATTACTTCCCCTTTGGTCTGCTCTAGGTGCTAAGTGCTTTAGTATGTCCATTTCAGTAATTAGTCTTTTAGTAAATGTACTGAAATCATCTGCTCTTGTTTTACTAGCAGATACTACTAAGAATTTTAAATTAGGATTTCTTAATAAGTTCCAACATACAAAGGCACTACATATCCAAGATTTACCTATACCTCTAAAGGCTTGAATAACTGCTCGTCTTGGTGCGTTTTGTAAATAGTCTGCAATATCAAATTGCACTGGAGTTGGACTTGGAAGACTTAAATGTTTCCAAGCTAGATACAGGAAATTCCTGAAATCTTGGGTTACTTCTTTCATATGATACCCTTTAAACGCCACTAGAGGCGTGTAGATGAGTCTTTATTGCTTTAGGTCTCCTTTACCTTGTAGAACGTCCGATATTTTAAACGGAAGCTCCTCAGCTAGTTTAGACATATTATTGTTGTCCTGAGGGACACAATCTATGTTATTATCTTTTAAGAACTGTCTAGCGACATTCAGATCAGAGGCTTTAACCTCAGGGTCTCTTATTCTCTCAAGTAATTTTTCAGTTAATTGCTCATGCAATTTTCCTAGTTTTTTTTCTGTATTATTTTCACTCATAATTTTAACAATCCCATTTTCTCAAAGCTAATGCTTTTCTAGTTGGTCTACCTTTTTCATCAGTCATACGACCACGAACTCCACTCATACGAGCACAGAACGATTTACGTCTTTTAGATTTTTTATCTTTAGTAGGAGCTTTTAAATTAGAACCATCTTTACGATTAAAGTAAGCTCTACCTCTAGCATTTAATCCACCTGTAGGACTTTGATGTGCTTTTAATGTCATTATTCTAATATTAATTTTTTAATTGATTTTGAGCCATCTATGTTCGACTCTAATTCTGCCATAGATTTTATACACTGATAAACTATATTATCGTTTTTGTTAGTTCTCATTGCAACTCTTTTTCCTTTTAAGCAGTCGGACATAGACTCTTGTATTCTGTGTTCCTTAATTTCTCCGTTGACAATCATAAGTAGGGCTATAATTAACTCTGACATTAGTGTGCTCCACTACCGTTTGCTCTTACTTTGTCTTTTAAATCTTCAATATCTTTTAATGCCTTTTCTAATTGATCTCTTAAAAATTCTATATTAACTTTGTTAGTCATATTCATTTCTTGAGTTTCTTCCATTTTTTCTACAGACTTATATAAATCTTCCAATAAAAAATGCTGCTCTTGATCCACAGGCACTTGTTCTGATTTTTTAAGTAAATCATTTTCAAATAATTCTCTTGATGTCTCTAACGATACTAACCTTGAAGTTAGTTCCGTGTATGCAAACACACCCATAGCTACTAAAATTATTAGTGAAGCTACGGTCTTCATCGGCATCTGCACAGCAGCGGACTCTGATATGTTTAAAGGTTTGTTATTCATTAGTCTTCACACTGACAACCAAAGTCTTTATGACAAGTTGGACATTCATTTTTGTTTAAAGGTTTTTTTATTTTTTTAGGTTTAGGAAATTTAAAAGTAGTTAACTCATCTATAGCTTGACACTGCTTATCCCACCAGCCAAAAAACCAATAACAAAGTTTATCAATCACACTACTATTGCAACCAGTAAAGCTACACTTACGATAATCACAAAAATTTTGTGGTCATTCCATAAATGTTTTAAATTATATTTAATCATTTGTTTCATATTATTTCTTTCCTCCTTTAAATATTTGCGTTCCCTTTATTCCATAAACACTCGCCACGACAAGAATCCATAAATTTGTAAACCATGACGGGAGCTGTTGGAACTGTTCAAAGAACTCTTGAATTTTTGCAGAAGCATTTGCATCGTCACTAAAGACTCCATATGCCAGCACCAAAATTGGCAACGTAAGAATTACTAAAATTACCTCGTCCTTATAATCTGATTGACGAGCTTCTAAAAGTTTGCCCGAGTATTCAATTTCGCCTTTAGCCATTTTTTCTGCATGATGTGCTTGAGCATTTGCCATCATCATTTTAGTCTCTTGTTTTTTCTTGTAGATATGCGTACCCGCATTCATTGCTAATTTTATTGCACTAAGCCACACGATATTTACCTCTGTTTAATTTTTTAGATGTTATTCTTAAATTTGAT